CTGGTGATACCTTAGCCCAGACAAGAGCAGACTACGAAAAGATTGCTGGTCAAGTTCCAGTTGCTGAAAAACTCAGTTCTATCTACGGTGGTCAATTAGATCAATATGGACAGATAGAAGCAGAGAAGGCCAACATACTTGGACTTGCTTCTGAAAAGCGCAAGTTAGAAAGATTAATCGCTAGAGAAAGTGCAAACTTTAGTGGCGGACCAGGAACCTCGGCCGCATCTTTTAGACTACCAAAAGGCTTCTAACTAAATAGATTCCCGATGTGGACCTATCGGCCCCACACGGTGTATTAGACCGATAGCAAGAGCCAAACCATTTCCCCGAATGAATTTGAGGCTTGCGACTACAACGAATAGAAGGGTGGGTTGCTATGAGCAACAACTACTGGGATGAAGACGAAGACGAACTAGATACCGACACTGATGTGCAGATGGATGGAAGTGACTTACTTAAAAAGTTACGTAAAGCCAAACGCGCAGATGAAAAGCGTATCAAAGAACTCACTGAGCAACTTGAGGGTTTATCCAAGGTGCAGCGTGAGCGGACAGTCAAAGAAGTCCTAGAAAAGAAGGGCGTAAACGCTAAGGCGGCTCGCTTAATTCTGAAAGATATCGACGATGTAAGTGAAGAATCAGTTAACCACTGGCTTGACGACAACGCTGAACTATTTGGAATTAAAGTAGATGCTCCTGAGCCAAAAGCAAACGAAGTTGATCGTGCAGCCTTGCGTCAGCAAGATGCCATAACTACAAATGCTTTTACCCCTGAAAGGATGGACGATTTAAATATGCGTATTGATGGTGCGGATTCTATGGACGCACTTCTAGACGTTCTTCGTTCACAATAACCAATCATAGTTTAACTTAAATCACCTTGGAGGTGACACAATGGCATATGTATCAACAGCCTCAGATAATCTCGGAGGAACCGCTGGTGGTGCTGGTCTAGTCCAGAAGGCGTATGATCGTCTTCTAGAATTCGCTCTCCGTTCTGAACCACTAATTCGTTCAGTTGCAGATAAGCGTCCAGCACGTCAAGCAATTCCAGGTTCAACAGTTGTTCTACAACGTTACGTTGACCTATCCGTTGCAACAACAGCACTCACAGAAACAACTGACCCAGATGCAGTAGCAATGTCTACACCAACATCTGTAACCATTACTCTTAACGAGTATGGTAACTCAGTTCTTGTTACACGCGCTTTGGAACTCTTCAGCCTTGCTGATGTAGACCCAGCGATTGCTAACATCATTGCTTTCAACCTTGCAGACTCAATTGACTCAGTCGCGATGACAACTCTTCGTGGCGGAACAAACGTAATCTACTCAGGTTCAACAGCAACATCAACAGCAACAATCACTGCTGCTGCAACAATTTCTTCTGCTAACATCCGTAAGGCTGTTGCGAAGTTACGTGCAGGTAAGGCAGTAGGCCGCAAGGGCTCACTATACTGGGCTGGACTCCACCCAGAAGTTTCACACGATCTTCGTGCAGAAACAGGTTCAGCAGGCTGGTTGCTTCCTAACCAATATGGTTCTTCACAAGACCGTATCTGGGCAGGAGAAATCGGACAATACGAAGGTGCATACTTCGTAGAGTCTCCACGCCTTTACAACGCGACAGACGGTGCTTCATCAGCACGTAACTATCGCACAATCATCGCTGGCCAACAAGCACTTGCAGAAGCAGTTGCTGAAGAGCCACATGTAGTAATCGGACCAGTAGTAGATCGCTTAATGCGTCACCGCCCAATGGGTTGGTATGGCGTTCTAGGCTTTGCTCGCTACCGCGAAGAAGCACTATACCGAATCGAATCAGGTTCATCAATCGCTTAGTTGATTGAAGGTAGGCCAGGGGCTTCGGCTCCTGGTTTACATTGAGTTCACTAAGGAGAACTAATGGCAGATTATATCTTCAAAACACCTGTAATCAAAGAAGGACCTGCAGGTAGGCATAGATTGTTTTACTTCTATAAACTAGATAAAGGTATTAGTATCGCTAAAAGTGCTGGAGTTTATTCTCAAGTTCGTTATGTTCTTGACGAAACTATGGATGATTACCAGGAGTTCTATCTTGGTGGGCGCAACCATGTAGTCGATGATACTATTAAAGCAGCACTCATTGCTGGTGGTGTGGGTATTACAGAAGAAAACTTTACAGCAGTATAAGGGGACAACATGAAACACTGGGAATACCATCCAGTCTATGATGAGACTTGCTTCGGATGTAAAGCGGGAACGCTGCAGATGAACGCAGGAGACGCAACAAGAGATATACCAGATAAAAAATGGAACGCAGAACTGCAAGCCTACAGAGATGCTAGGGACCAGGGTATGCGACCAGCAGGAACCAGTATGCGACACATCCGTGAAGCACACACAGCCTCAGAGACTTTAGGTAAAGCCTACAACTCAGAGACTATGCCTAAAGCAAAAGATATAAATACAAAATCCGTAGAAGTTCTCAAAGAGATAGGACAAATATAATGCCAAAAGTTGGAATGAAAGAATTTGCATACACACCAAAGGGTATGGCTATGGCAAAGAAAGAAGCCAAAAAAACTGGTAAGAAAATGGTTAAGAAGCCTATGAAGAAGATGGGCAAGAAGAAGTAAGTGGGCTACCTAGATAATTTAATGAAGGAAGCCAAGGATCTTAACAAGGCTTCCCAGAGACGCTCAAACAGTTCTGCAAAGGGTGACACCTACCCACCAAATGATATTGCTCCTGGCGGTAAAGGTCGCGAGTATTGGGCAAATCAAGCAAATATTGCTCGCCGCGATGAAAATTCACAGTTCGGTCAAATGCTTGGTGCTTTGCTCCAAGGGCGCCGTTATGACGATAAAACAGGAAAGCAAATCAAAGCCACCAAGAAAGGCAAAAAATGAAAGACTCAAAGAAAAAAGAAACAATGGCTTCGCTAGCGAAGGCAAAGGGTTCTAAGTCACATTACAATATGTTAATTAAAGTTTCTCAGGAAACAATTGATAAGGTTAAAAGCCAAGGTATGTCAAAGGCTTTGTCTAAGGCAGGAAAAAATCCAGTTGCTGCTGGAACAACTCCTAAGACCAAGAAGCAGGCAGAATATGTAGAAGCAGTTCGTCGTCTATACGGTGAGACACGCTTCCAGAATGCTATCAACAAGCCAAAGGCTTCACCTGGTCCAGCAAAGTCAAACTTCACTTATGGTGGTCCAACTACACCTAAGCCAAAGTCAAACTTTACCTACGGAAACTAATCTTTAATAATGCAAGACCCAAGATTAAAGAGAGCAGGGGTGTCAGGCTTCAACAAGCCTAAGCGCACCCCTAGCCATCCGAAGAAGTCACACGTGGTTGTAGCCAAAGAAGGTAGCAAAGTAAAGACTATCCGTTTTGGACAACAGGGCGTAACTGGTGACAGGAAGCCAACTCCTAGACAGGCTTCATTTAAAGCACGTCACGCAAAGAACATTGCTAAGGGCAAAATGTCTGCGGCATATTGGGCGGATAAAGTAAAATGGTAGCCAAGAAAAAAGCAAAGTCTAAAGTAAACGCTGCTGGCAATTACACTAAGCCAACTATGCGAGCATCTTTATTTAAAAAGATTAAGGCTGGTTCTAAGGGTGGAGACCCTGGAGAATGGTCTGCTCGTAAGGCTCAATTGCTTGCTTCTGAATACAAAAAGGCAGGCGGAGGTTACAAGTAATGGCACTTGCTAAATCACAGCAGTCACTCAAGAAGTGGACTGCACAGAAGTGGAAGACATCTGACGGCAAGCCATCTAAAGGCAAGAAGCGGTATCTGCCAGAGGCAGCGTGGGCATCTTTGACACCTGCAGAGAAAGCAGCAACCAATCGTGCTAAAGCAAAAGGTAACGCAAAGGGTAAGCAGTTTGTAAAGCAACCTAAAGCAATCGCTAAAAAAACCGCGAAGAGTAGATAACAAAGGTGGGGACAATGCAAGAATCAGTAGCAATCGCCTGGTGCGATAATGGCATGGTAGATGGCAAGTTTATGCAAGGTGTTACAGATGTATTACTAAAGTCTGGTATTAAATTCAACGCCTCTCTACGAAGCCAAGGCAACCAGATAGCAAGACAGCGACAGACAGTAATTGAATACTGGTATGACAAGACTGATTACGAATGGCTACTATGGGTAGACTCAGATGTAGTGATCAGCCCAGATACATTCAAGTTACTATGGGACAACAAAGATGCTAAAGAGCGTCCAATGGTTACTGGTGTCTATTTCACCACAGATAACCCAGAAGAACCTCTAATGGTTCCAATGCCTACCATATTTAGTTTTACTAATAATAGTGATGGCGGATTTGGATTGGCAAGAGTTCATCCACTTCCAGAGAACAAGTTAATTAAGGTTGATGCAGCAGGTATGGGATATGTCCTGATGCACCGCAGTGTGGTTGAGAAAGTCCGCACTGTAGCCCCAGAAGGCCAGATGTTTATGGAGATGGGCAGAGGCACTAAGTTCATAGGTGAAGATATATTCTTCTTCGCTCTATGTGATAAGGCTGAAGTTCCACTCTACTGCCATACAGGAGCCACTGCTCCACACATGAAACGTTTCTCACTAGATGAGCATTATTACAAGGCATTCTTTGGAAAGCCTAAAGAAGCACCTAAATCAAAACTTATTACTCCAGAAAAGAAAATCATTACACCTAGATAGGACAACAAATGGCAACAGGCAGAGAAGGTAGCAGTCTTACAGCAGAACTTAATCGTCTTGCTGGTATTACTGATGTAACAAAATTCCTTGATGAACAAGGAGCCGCTAATGTCTGGGCTGGGACTACTGGTAAAGCAATAATTGGTGCCTTGAACTATAAGGTTAGTTCATCACGCTCACCTAATGCTTTCAAAGATTTAAATGGCGTATGTAATGAACTCGCTGGAACTACGGGCTTGGCAGCCCCTGCAGCCTTAAGGAGCATAGACGCGTGACAACTACACTAACTGATCTAATCAATGAAGTCCAACTTAACCTTTCAGGTTATACCTTTAACCAGGATAGAGCCACACATCTTCGCACTACCGTTTCTACAACTGTATCAACAAGTGCGTCACCAACTATCCTTGAACTAGGTTCTACCGAGAACGTAGGTAAGGGCGTAATTGAAATTGAAGAAGAGTTAATGTGGATTGATTCATTTGACCGCATTTCTAATACAGCGACTATTTCTCCTTGGGGTAGAGGTTATCTTGGAACCACTGCCGCTACCCACG